TACTTGATAAGGGATACAGAGTTATAGGGGCAAAAAGAAGAACCTCTACTATTTGTACTGATCGTGTTGATCATTTATTCGAGAACGATAATTTTATTCTCGAATATTATGATCTTAACGATACCTCAAGAACTTGGCAATTAATAAACCAATATAGGCCAGATGAAATATATAATTTAGCAGCCATGTCTCATGTTCGGGTCTCATTTGATATACCCGAAAACACTGTAGATGGTATTGCCATGGGAACTCTTAGGCTACTCAACGCTTGCAGAGAACTAGTTCCAGACTCAAAATTTTATCAAGCTTCTTCCTCTGAAATGTTTGGGGACAATCCAAATTACCCCTTTGATGAAGATTCAAAACTTATGCCAGCTTCACCTTATGCTTGTGCTAAAGTGTTTGCTCACAATTTATGCAGAAACTATCGCTTGGCTTACGATATGCATGTTTCAAGTGGTATATTATTTAATCATGAATCGCCTCGTCGAGGTGAAACATTTGTAACAAGAAAAATAACTTTAGCAGCAGCTAGAATAAAGCAAGGGTTACAAGAGAGGCTTTTTCTTGGTAATTTAGAGGCAAAAAGAGATTGGGGATTTGCTGGTGACTATACAGAGGCCATGTGGCTAATGTTGCAGCAAAAAGACCCAGATGATTATGTCATAGCCACTGGCGAAACCCACACAGTTAGAGAGTTTTTAGAGGAAGTTTTTGCTCATGCTGGACTGGATGTGGAAAAACATCTTTACATTGATCCAAGGCTTTTTCGACCTCATGAAGTTCCTTACCTCCTTGGTAATCCAAACAAAGCAAAAAACAAGCTAAATTGGGAGCCTAAAATAACTTTTAAAGAGTTGGCTAAAAAAATGTATGAAGCAGACTATGAATTTGTACTAAAAGAAAGGAAAACAAAATGACATACTCATATAAATTTTCAGACCAAGCAATTGGGTCTTTATTAATGACATTACAAAAATGCCTATCAGAACAAATAGATATCACAAATCTTTTAAAAGATTGGGATATGGAACTTAAGGGTGATGAAATATATGTTAAAAACCCTCCAAGTTTTAAATCACAGGACTTTGAGGCTGAATAGTGCCAAAGTATGCTTACATTTGTGGAGAGTGTAAAAGCATTTTTGATGTTATCCACTCATATAAAGATGTTGTGACTAAATGTAAAGTTTGTAAAAGTGAAAAGTCACTTTCTAAATTTCTTGGTAACCCCACAAAAATAAGTAAAAAAATAACAGAAAAAAAATATGAAATTGGTAGTATTGTGTTAGAAACTATTGAAGAAACTAAAAAAGAAATAAAAAGAGAAAAAGAAAGCAAGAAAAAAGTGAAACAATGATGTATTATGTTTTGTTATTTATTGCAATATTTTTGAACTTCTTTTTTATCTGGTATGTAAGACAACTGTTAGTTCGCTTTAACTATTTTTCTGAGATTTTTGAAATGTATTTTGATTCTTTACAAAAATTCGAAGAGCACTTAGAGAGTGTATATGAACTTGAAACATTTTATGGAGACACAACTCTACAGGGGTTATTACAACACACAAAAGATATAACAGATTTAACAAACGAGATAAGGTCAAATTTTGAAATCGAGAAAGAAGAGAGCTAAGAATCACTACTTCACAAAAGATACTGAAGCAGCGATAATTAACTATTGTAATACACAAAACTTACAAGAAAGATCTAAACTATATGTAGATCATATACAACCAGCATTTAATGAATTGGTTGATAAAATAGTTTACACATATAAGTTTACATCACTTGAAAATATTGATGTTTTGAAAGATGATTGTAAGATCTGGTTAACAACAATTCTTTCTAAATTTGATCCAAACCAAGGAACAAAAGCCTTCTCGTATTTTTCAGTAGTGACAAAAAATTGGTTCACACATAAAGCTAAGAAACAAACACAAAAAAATAAAAGAGAAGTAAATTATGACTCAATGATTAAAGAAGTTGAAATATCCTCTGTTGAGGGATCTGATTTTCTCTCTGAAACTGAAGATAAAGAATTTTGGTTTTTCTTAATGAACGAAGTTGAAAGTTGGCAAAATTTAAACCTTAAAGGAAACGATGAAAAAGTTTTGGATGCAGTTTTAACAATTATGAAAAACATTGAAGAAATAGAAATTTTTAATAAAAAAGCAGTATATCTTTACATGAGAGAAATCACAGGACTAAACACAAAACAAATTGTTGGGTGCTTAAATAAAATGCGTGCAAGATTTAGAGTTTTTAAAGATAAGTGGGATAGGGGAGAAATTAATTAGCACTCTATTTATGGTGAGGAGTTTTTTTATGAAAAAAGATTTAGAGTCATTAATAGAGCAAGCGCTCACAAATATAAACAAAGACCGCCAGGAAACAGAAACTCTTCTGGGAGAACTAAAAGAATATATGAGTGTAGCAAAGGAAAGGTACTCTGACTCTGGAAATATAGCTGCAAAATTTGTAGAAACATTGCAACGAAGTAATGAGCAACTCGTTAAGCTGGCAACACTAGTTTATAAAAAAGAAAGTCAAAAAAATATCAATGGATTATCGGATGAAGACAAGGACAGTTTATTTGATATAATAAATGAGGAAAAATAAATGGGAGTTTCCAAAACAAATAAAGGTTTAAATCCATCGCCAACGACGACACCGCTAAGAAAAAAGCAACCACTTCAGGAAGCGTACAGTCTTGATGCCAATAACGCAGTTTCAGAGATACAAAAAATTATTCGACAAAAGTACACTACAGATATAACAACTAATAAGAATGATTATGTCTGTAAGGCGATAACTAAACCTGTAGTAAGGGGCGAGGGTGCGCTTTCGACTCTTTCTTTGCGAGCTAGAGCAAGAAATTTACATGATTATTTACCTATTCTGGATGGTCCCCCTAGCGAAGATAGCGTATTTGGTAGGCTTCAAATCTGCAAAGCTTTTTTACATCCTGAGTTTTCATCCACACAACCTAATCTTTTTGCGTCTCTAGAACCAGGATCCGAGTTTCTTGGTGACCTGCAATTTCCTAAGTCACCCTTAGAATTTTATAATGGCACAATAAAATCAAATTACACAAGAGGAGTTGATATTGCAGGATTAACTCCTAGTTCAGCATTTAAAGTATGCAGAGATTTTATACATGCTTCATCTGTTAGTGCAGCCACAGGAAAAGCAAATGGTGGTTCAAGAAATCCTGGGTCCTTGGCTAGGGCAGCCGGCGCAGTCACTGAGGCACAACTAAGACAACAGTGTAATACAAAATATAAAATAGGTGATTTTATTGAAGCATCGGACCTAGCGACCTTTGTTGCAACATCAGCATTCTTAAAAGAAATGATGGACTTTATTGCATCCCATGAGGGATATATCCCACAAGTAAGGGAAGACTGGGACTTTAGGATAAGTACCGGTGAGAAACTTGATAGTGTTGGTTATGGGTCTGTTGTTGAAGATCGTGCTGTGGCTGGCGGCGCAGCTAGAAGAGCGGCTCTTACAAAAATCTTACGGGATACTCGACCAAAAGATTCATGGGGAACTGTGGGCTCGCTTGATGCCAATGGTAATTTAAAACCCGTGCCAAAAAGTGTTTGGAGTAAGTTTGGAAAAAGAAATTATTCAAAAATAATAGAAGGTGATTATACTTTAGTGACTGAATTAGACGCCAAAGAACTCGCTCTAAATCATGACATTATACCAACAGTAAGAAAGTTCAATGCTTCTATAAAAAAAGGTATAGAGGTAACCGAGTCAATGATGATTGCTGTAGCATCTGCATCTTATCAAGTAGGTTCGAAAGGGTGGCGTAGAGTCGCTAGAGCACTCAATCAAAAATTATCTGTTGAAGAAATATACTCTGTCATACTTGATCTAACTCCTGGGCAATTTAGAAAAAGAAGGTTAATGGAGGCAGAATATTTCTTTGGCAATAAAACTTATAAATACACTGACAAAGATAGATTAAGGAAATAGCAAAGTGCCTAAAGTTCCTGTAGATATGAAATTTGGTGTTGATAGTGAATTATTAGAAAAAGCTTCTAATTTTACTGATTTTTTCAAGTTAAATGGTGGGATGTTTAACGAAAAAATAATTGAACCAGTGCCAGTTCCTGCAAAATCAGGACCAGAGATTATTCATCCTGAGTATCCTCCCTCCAACTGTATGATAGTATTTGGCAGGGACCGACCTCGTGGTGTGACTAGTGGATATGGTGGGCGTGGAAATACTCACGCTGGTTGTATTGATATTATTTCCGGGATGTCGGGCAGGTTGGCTAGGGCAAGAAACCCTAACACCAATGATGTAGTGTTTACAAATAAAAGCCCCGAGCTAGATGCTGCCAGAATTTACATAAGTCAAAAGGCAGATATTGATGATTATTTTAGTTTACATGATGGAAAGGTCGGTGTCTCTAGAGCAAAATCAGCCATAGCTATCAAGGCAGATGATGTTAGGATTGTTGCTCGTGAGGGCATAAAAATTGTAACTGGGACAGACATTTTTAATTCACAAGGAGTCAGGATTCCTGTTATTTCAGGCATCGATTTAATCGCAGGCAACAAAGGAGCAGAGTTACAGCCAATGGTGCTTGGTAATAATTTAATAAAAGCAATGCAAGACCAAAACAAATTAATAACTGATTTAAATGGGATTGTTTTTAGCTTAGTTAATGCATATTTAAGCCTGCTTTCCGCCCTAGCTAGTCATGTGCATGTTGCAGCCCCAGTGGCGGGTGGTCCAACATCTCCGTCTCCAGGTCTTATAGGATCTTGCACGACTCAATTAAATAATGTTGCTTTTCTTCTTCAAGATCTAACAGCACATCAAACAAACGCAGTATTACATAATACAAATTTCTACACCCCAGTTGGTGAGGGTTTTATAAATAGCCCTTATAATAATACAAATTAAATGAACACTAGTAGATTAAATCATATCGTAAATCCTTTCCCAGAAAAATATGGGGATAGTACTGAATTCTCAGGACAAGGCGGTCGATCAGGATTAAATTATGACTACAACAATGAAAGAAATAAATGGATTTTAGAGGGAATACATGATTCTTATATTAATTATGGATCTTTCCCAGAAATAGGGCAAGAATTATTAATTAGTGGGCCATTAACGAAAAATTCTAACAGTATAACCTTGTCTGATGCCATGGCGTATGCGGCATTGTATCCACAGAATGCGATAGTGATTAAATTAGAGCAACCAAAAATAATAGGATTTCCAATAACTCAATTTGATTTTTCTCCCATTTCAAAAGAACAAATGATAATAGTCTTACAAGAAGTTTACAACTTTATTTCTCAAGATTTATCTGGAACATCACTTTTTACAGTATCTGATATATCTCTTTATAAAGAGGGTGGTGAATTAAATTATTTAAAATTGCCAAGCATACCTTATCAGTCCACGCACTCTAGAACAACATCTATACGAAAATCTTTTAAACTAAACCCAAATGAAACTCTTCTTGGTGGACCACTTGAGCCGGCAGAAAATATAAGCAATAAAATACAAACAAAACAAAGGGATGGTTTGGACTTTTTAGACTGGTCCAAAAACATTACTCCAAGAGATGCCCAAGCTGTTACTTACTATAATGCTAGGGATGGCTTTATATATTATTGTTTTCGATCAAGAGTTAGAAATGTCAAAGAATATGATAAATCATCTCAAAATTTAACTGACTATAAATTAAGAAAAAAAATCTTTTTAAAAAAAGCACTTTCAAAAATTTTAGCTTTTTCTGAAGTTGATTATGTGCCTATAAGTTTAAGAAATTCAACAATAAATCAAATGGAGTTTTTCACAAAATATGGAGATAGTAATAGACCTCCTGCGCCTGACGGCTTGTCTGTATGGCTTCTAGCGTGTAGGATTTCACTAAGTAACATTGAGAATTTAAGCAATGTCGTTGCTTCAAGCGATATTAAAGATGAAAAATTGGGTACCCCCGCAGGAAAAGGTAATAAAAAACAAAACAAAAGTAACACAAATATTTCAAAAGTACCATATGAATCGTACCTGTCTCCGTATCAAATATGTAAAAAAATACTTGAAAATACATCCGCTAATAAAGCGGTCCTTTATCAGATAAAAAACCTTGATCCTGCTATTCTACAGACAGAGAAAGTTTTAAGAAATTATTCTAATCAAATTGCTAATGCAAAAGTCTCTCCCTCTATGCTGTCTGGATTTAATTTACAGAATAGCATAGAAAATTTTGGCTTACTAAAGCAAGCTATTGATAATTTCATGACTATGAATGCATTAAATAAAGAAAACTATGACATGATTGAGTTTAGGTTTTCTAACGATTTCAAAATAAAATATGTGTTTTATAATGGTCGCTTAATACTTGGTGGTTTAGGTATATCAAGGACAAGTCTTTTGAAAGATAATACTTCTGCAAATGCTTTTGTTGACCTTACTAGTACTTCGCTCGCATATTTCTATTATTCTACAGAGTTATCTACATTCAATGGTAGAAAAGACATACCGCCGTGGACAACTTTTATATCTCGATATACATACCCTAGTTTGGATACAAATAGTATTTTTAAAAGCAGATTAGTGACCACTAGTTCTAATTTGGAAGTCACCAGTTTAAAAGATATTTCAAAGCTAATGGAAGATGGTGATCGTAAGCAGAGTGCGTCGCAAAAAATGGCAGCCGCAGCAGGAGATACAAAATTATTTCCATCAGAAAAAGATGTAAGATCCATCAGAGCAAGAAAAGATTTTATCAGCGCAAAGGAATTAGAAAATCAGGTTAGAAGTGCTATTGGTTCATGTGACACGGGACTATCATCGGCCTTGTCTCAGGCTTTTCAAATATATGATTTAGTGACTAGCAGAGCAGATAAAAAAGCTATTATTGCTAGAATGCTAAGAAAATCTATGGATGGTATACTTTTCTTGCAAAAAAAATATGCTAATGAATTAATTTCTAAAGATACAGAAAAAATACTGTCTGGAGAAACTGCTTTTGAGTTTGGAAAATTAAGAATAGATTCTCGTAACATAGAACTATACATAAATCGACCCGATTTCTTAGGACAAGAAATTGAAAGAGAATTGCTCAGACAAGTTAGTTGTATTTTTGACCTTATTGGCGATGGTATTAATACACTTGTTCTTGATCCACTTATTGATGAACCTGGACCCCTAAAAAGTCTTGTTAGGGAGGTTGTAAACGAAACTGATAAGGCATCAAAAGCTTATAGTATTGATTTCTTAAGATATAAAATAACAACGAGAGACACTCAAAAGGCTTGGCGTTTAGCTATTGAAAGAATTATTGAAAGCTTTTTGAAGCAGATGATCTTAGATATTTTCAAAGATGTTATAACTGCTTTGCTTGGTTGTGGTCCTGAAGACAAGGAAGATAAAGAATCTCAAAACAAAAATTTATTTTTAGAGGCGTACGGAGAATTAAGAATAAATTTACTATTAGAAAATTCTGACAAACAAATAAAACTGTTAGAAATTTGCGATAAATTAGATATTAAAAACACTGTTCTAACAGGGGAAAACTTAGACACCATTGAAGTCAGTCCGCCATCAGAAGAACAATTGTTTCAACTCCATGAAGATATATCAGATTGTTGCACTAAGACCGAAGCCGAAGGGTTGTTAGAGGGAAATGCTCCCCGAGACCTTGTTATTGATTTGGTTGATATGATAACTGACAATATTGATGTGTCTGAGTATAATAATTTTTTAACAAGTGAACAAAAGACAATTCTTATCCAAGCATCAACCGAAAACAATTTTGATTTCGCTGACCCCAGTAGTGTTGTTTTTACAAAGCTAGCAAGAAATGCAGGACTTAAATTTACCGAGGATAGAAAAGCTCAAGGTATAGATGATAACTCTGTAATAAGACTTAAGATGTCTGCTGATTCTTTAAGTGGTGGAGATACACGATATGCCACACTAGGGTTTACTGAAGAGAAACTTAGAGAATACTTTAGAGAAATAGGAAAAGCTTTAGGGCCAGATTCCTTACCTAGCTCCCCGTTGGTGCCTGAAGATGCTTTTTGTGATCCAAAAATTTTGGCAGCGAGAGGCTTAGATGGTATTGGAATTTCGCTAGAACAATTAAATTTAGAAGTACAGCAGGGCACTGAAGCAGAATTAGAAAAATTAATAGATTTGTGTGAACTTTTTAATGGTGCTTTTGATGGTTTCGATATGAAATTTTTTGAAAAATGGGAAGAGGGGCTGCCACTTGCTGAAGGATATCGTTTACTACTAGAAAAAATAGCATTCCTATCAAGACTTTTTCAGTCACTAGCATTTGATGTTTTAGGTTTCTCTGCTGATGCAGGTGATGCGCCAGTAACAAGAGCGAGAGAGAGTATTGAAAATACTCAACTCTATTCAGCTATGACAACAAATTTTGGGACTCAAACACTGGTGCCAAAAGTTAAGATGGTGCCTAATCGCACAGACCAAGACAAAGATGATGTATTTCAGTGGTACATGACCGCCGGTGTTGATCAGACATTTATTGTTAATTTTGAGATTAGAGGAAACAATGTTTTTATTACTGGACGAAGACCGGCTATTGTTGATGGGGAAGATAGTTTTATTGACGAATCACTAGGAGTTTTTGAACTTAATACAGATAATGGCATGGGGCTTAATAAGGGTACTTTACATAACTATATTAAAGGGGACGGATTACTTTTTCCAATTTTTGACCTTTTTCTAGATGATTATGATACTGAAATAGCTGAGACCATTAATAGTCTTCTGGGTACTATAATACCTTTCCATGAACTTCTTAGAAGTCGGTTCCCGCTTGCTATAGCAAATAAAAGCAGTATTACTAATCTTGCAACATCTTTTTATATTTCATACTCTGATAGAATAAGACCTTTAACTCAAGCTTTGTCCAAACCTTTGTTTGAAACAAACGGTGATCCATGTGTTTTGACTAAACAACAAAGAGTAGCAATAGCTTGTTTAAATTCATTGCAAACGAGAATAAATAATTTTGTCCTAAATACAGCAATTTATTATAATGCCAGTGGATGGGGATTCGATACACCTGATACGATAGATATGCTTGCGGCTTATTTAGCAAAAAAATTCGAATTTGAGATGACAGAGAAAAAGTTGTTTGACATTTATTTAAAATCTATGGATGATGTTGATAGAACTTTTTCTAGAGGTTCTGTTAACCAGGCTGGAGTTTTATTTGATATTTCGACAGAAACTAGCTTAAGGGATAAATTTCAGTCAACAATAAAGTTATGTCTGCAAACAATATTCCGCAATATACCAAGTAGTGGGTACTTTGGCGTGACTGGAACTAAACCATATGATAATCAAGAAATGGATAATCGTGCTGTTGACCTGTTAAATTTTATACGAACAGGAGAGTTTACACCAAAACAAGGCGAACAAGTTCCTTTTAGTGCAGAAAAATCCCTGGGAGGATTTACTGACGGACAATTTAATAGACCTGCTGTTGCGCCTTCTGTCGAACTACTACAACAGGCAGGCACATACGATCAAGCGGACGGAGAATTAATATGGACAACCATGCATGGTTATTATTATGTGCCTATCCCTTTGTTGAACGGACTAACTTTAATATTCCTTGATTATGCAGTCAATGTTCAATCAAGGCTGCCAAGCTTTAAATTCTTTTCAGAAAAAAGAGTGGCGAATGCAGATGATACTCTTATAACAGCTATAAACCCAGAAAATGTAACGGCATTTAGTGACAGGTTTAGTGGCTATCCGTTAACAGTTGGTGGGGTAACTTACTTTACTGATGAAGAAGTTATGAGAGATATTAAACTCTACGAAAGACAATTTGAAGATTACTCCAGGTACCTTGATATTCTTAAAACTCCATTATTTACAGAGGAAAATGGCTCCTATAATTTCTTGTCTTATAAAGCAGGAACGCAAACCTATACTATTCTTGGCAACCTTCCTAGGGATAATGAATTCAGATCTCTACAACTCGGGATTTTAGAGTTCACTAACCCCAAAGCGAAATTTAATGACGATGGAAACGGTCGAGACTTTTTCAACCCATTGTATGGAATGTATATGCCCATATTTGAACAGCTATCAACAGAGGAGCAAAATTTTTGGATAAAAGAGGCTCTAAGATACAGTTATACCGATGATCAACTGAAGAGTTGGACTGCTCTAGGAGGTGAGCAAGGTACCCCCGAACAAAGAGCTAACCCGAATCTTCAAAAGGCATTTGCTTTTTATGAGAGAAAGAGAATACTGGAAATTGCATTACCAGGGGATGAAAATAATCAGCGTTCTGATTCTACTTTTTTAGATGTTTACAAAAGAGCCGGATTCACAAATTTCAATGATAATCCTTATGCTCCGGTAGGAGAGAGAACTAGGGATGGAAAATTAAAAATAAAAGAATGGGTGCAAAAAGAAAGACTTGAGGCACTGGAGCAAAATCAATCAAATGAGGATCTTATTTCTGGTGTTTATAGGAGTTATGCAACTGTTAACAAAGAAAGCAATCTAGCATTAATTAATTATCCGCAACCAGGACAGTGGGAAATTAGACGTGGCAAATTAGTATTAAATGACGATTATTTGCGCCGTGGCGGTGGACCCCCGCCATATAATACACAAGGATTTCAGACTGTATCTCTCGAAGATGATATGCTCGCATTTTTTCGCACCTATGAAACCCGTGCTAGAGAAGGGAGGGGTGCCAATCTCCGCACCAATGACTTAAAAAAAGTAGCAATAAATCATTTATATTATATTTTAAGCTCTTTGACCCAAAGAAATATCCAAAACATCAACCCAGACGATGAACAGTCATCAATCAATAAACTTAAAAGACATCTTGGGATATAAGATGTCAGCTAAATTGTAGCCATAGTGATACTTATTAAGGGAGAAACGTTATGTCAAACAAAATGCAAGGTCTTTCTGTAGCTCTTCCTTTGACTGTTAGTCCAACTGACGGTGCGTATAGACTAAATAAAAATTTAGGGCAAGTAGTAAAGCAAAACTTTAAAAATCTAGTGCTAACCTCACCCGGCGAAAGAATCATGGTACCAGATTTTGGAGTTGGATTAAAAAGATTATTGTTTGAAAATTTTTCCTCTAATGTAAAAGATAAAATTGTAACCAGAATTCAGCAGCAGATAGATCTGTATATGCCATTTATAATTTTGGAGCAAATAAGTTTTCAAACTAATAACGATGATAATAATTTGGCGCTTAATGAATTGAGAATTGCAATTCAATTTAATGCTCCTTCAATAAACTTTAAAGATACTTTACAGTTTACCCAAGAAATTACTACTTAATTTTAAGGCTCTCAGAGGATTTTTCATGAAAAAAATAAGACCAATATCTTATACTAGTAGAGATTTTGATTCAATAAAAGAAGACTTGGTAAACTATGCCAAAAGATATTACCCAAATACATTTCAAGATTTTAATGAGGCGTCTTTTGGTGCGATGATGTTAGATTTAGTAGCTTATGTAGGAGATCAACTTTCTTTTTACATTGATTATCAGGCCAACGAGAGCTTCATAGACACGGCTTTAGAATATAAAAATATTGTTAAATTAGCTAAGCAAATGGGATTTAAGATGCCAGGCGCTGCTAGTTCTGTGGGTAATTGCTCTTTTTACGCTATAATACCTGCTTTGGCATCCAATGGTAATCCTGATTTATCCTATAGTCCAATATTAAGAAAAGGATCGTTAGTATCGGCTGCAAACGGATTGACCTTTACTTTAAATGAAACGGTTGATTTTTCAAAACCAGAAAACGAACTAACAGTGGCCAAGGTTAATCAATCAACAGGTGTCCCAACACATTACGCAATAAAAACTTTTGGACAAGTAGTATCAGGGCAACAATTTCAAATAAATATAGATGTTGGTAACTATGAAAAGTTTTTGCGATTAAATCTTGATGCAACAAATGTAATTGAAATATTAAGTGTTATCGATAGCCAAGGTAATGAATTTTTTGAAGTAGAACACTTAACACAAGATGTTGTGTTGAGCGAAGAGCCAAACTTTTCAGATGATAAAGATGTTGTTCCTAATATTATGAAAATAAAACCAGTTCCTAGAAGATTTGTTACAGAATTTGATGAATCTGGAAATTGTTTTTTACAGTTTGGGTTTGGATCAGCAGAAAATTTAACAACTGATGTTGTAGCTGACCCAGCAGATGTTGTTTTAGATACTCATGGTAAAAATCATATTACCGATGCTGCGTTCGATCCATCAAACCTTATTAAGACTGATAAATTTGGAGTTGTTCCAACTAATACAACTTTAACGGTTCGGTATAGGGCAAACAATGTTAGAGAAATAAATGTAGCTGCCGGAGCAATAACAAAAGTAATATTTCCTGATGTAATATTTAAAAATAGAAATACCCTATCTGAGCCTGTGGCATCTGAAGTAATCGGAACACTTGAGGTTGAAAACGAAGAACCAATCCTAGGAGACTCATCTATAATATCAGCAGAAGAGTTAAGACAAAGAGCTATGGCTAGTTTTTCTTCACAGAATAGAGCAGTAACTAGGGCTGATTATATTTCGCTTTGTTATAGGATGCCATCAAAGTTTGGTAAAATAAAAAGAGCTAATATAATGCAAGACTCGTCCGCTTTAAAAAGAAATCTTAATTTATTTGTTCTCTCCGAAGATGTTAATGGTAATTTTATTGAAGCAAACTCAACTATAAAAAACAATTTGAAAACTTGGTTAAATCAGTATAGAATGATGAATGATACTATCGATATTCATAGTGCTAAAATAATAAACTATGGGATTAATTTTGAAATTATAACAGATTTAGGTGTTAATAAATTTGATGTTCTTAGTCGTTGCACTCAAAAATTAATCGACAAACTTTCTGTAAAATCAGCCATAGGGGAATCTGTTCATATAACAAAAATTTTAAAGCTGTTAAATGAGGTCCCAGGAGTTACAGATACAGTTAATGTTTTTTTAGAAAATAAAGCTGGTGGAATATATAGCGGATTTTTCTATGATATTGATGCTAATATTTCGGATGATGGTAGATTTCTCTTGATACCAGAGGACGCAGTTGCTGAAATATTTTTCCCTCAAAACGATATTGTGGGAGTTGTTAGATAATGGGTATTAAAAGATATTTTGCAACACAAGACAATACAATTTCAAATGCATTTAAATCGGACTTAAGAAATAGAGGCACAGGGTCAAATATGGGCGCCTCAGATGTCCTTGAGGCTTTTGTTATTCATGGACAAACATCTGCTTCAATTGACTCCGTGAATGCTGAGCAGTCAAGAATTTTATTGCAATTTGATATGAATCAAGTGCTAGATGATATTGCAAATGGGGTAATACCATCATCAAGCGTGGACTTTCATTTAAGAATGTTTAATGCTCCTCATGCAGACACAACCCCGCTAAGTTATAGTCTTGATGTAATAATGTTGACTCAATCTTGGGAAGAGGGTCGTGGGTTAGATATGGATGCATATTCTGATATTGGAGTATGTAATTGGCTTAGTGCTAGTAAAGGCACCTTTTGGGGCGCTGATCCTGCGGATCCTGCGACCAGGGTAACAGGTGGCTATTTCGAAACCGGAGAGAACGCATCAGCGAGTTATTTCTTCTCGGGAGGAGTAGAAGACTTAGATGTTAATGTTAATTTTGCGGTTGACCGCTGGAGATCATCTGGTTCTGCTTTTAACAACGGTTTTATTTTAAAACACACAGATGATGTTATCGCTGGCAGCAAAGGAACTTTTTTCACAAAGAAATTTTTTGGTAGAACTAGTGAATTTTATTTTAAAAGACCAGTTCTTGAGGCTAGATGGGATTCGTCTAGAAAAGATAATAGAGGCAATTTTATTGTTAGTAGTAGTCTTGCAGATGGATCGGATAATTTAAATACTCTATTTCTTTACAATAATGTAAGAGGACAATTAAAAAATATACCAGGATTAATTGACAATCAGTTGTTGTTAAGGGTTTATAGCGGTAGCGCCACCGCCCCTGGGACACAAAGCGTTCTGATAATAGATTCAGATAATAATGCAAGACATCAATTAACCGGTGGTATTTTAATTGAAAACGGAGTTGAAATATCTGGAGTATATACTTGTTCTTTTGCAACTACATCGTCTAATGATTATTTATATGATGTGTGGCACACAGCATCCGGCGGCGGCACAACAGAGTTTTTTACAGGCTCTTTTGAGCCAACTACTTTAAAAGCACTTGAATTAATATATGAGGATGAGTATATCACTGATATAACAAATTTAAAAAGTTCTTATATTCAAGGGCAAAAGCCAAGACTTCGTGTTTTTCCGAGAAGAAAAAACTGGAATCCAAATATTTTTACAGTTGCCACAGCAGAGGTAGTGCCGGAAATTATTGAGGACGCATATTTTAGAATACACAGAGAAGTTGACAATATGGAAATTATATCATTTGGTACAGGCAGCTTAGTAAATGATTTTACTAGAATGTCATATGATGTAAGCGGTAGTTATTTTCAAGTTGATACAAGTTTTTTAGAACCGGGTTTTACATATAAAATTCAATTTGTATACTATTTACAAGGAGAGTATAGACAACAGCCTGAAGTTTTTAAATTTAGGGTTGAAGAACCTGCGCCATGAGTGTAAAAAAACTTTTTGAAAAAAATAAAAAAGGTAAATCTGCAAGTAAGTACTTGAAAAAATCCTCGTCTACCTCCGTGGATCCGAGAATAGAATCTGCCGGACATCTAAGCGAAAGTATTGAAAGAGAAAAATACTTTATACCCCCGGTTGATTATTCAAAGCCTGAAAATTTCGCACGCTATGGTTCCGCTGAAAAATACTATACCGCAGCTTTTGATTACATAGTTGATAATTTTCCATATGATGGTTCTTCTTTAGAAAAAACAAAGTTTTATAATAGTTTATCTCCTTTAGAAAAGTATACCATGCAACATATCTACCCCAAAGAGACGGGGTTTGTTAAGTTTGGTGTTAACTACGGGACGCCAAGTAATGTAGCAGGTAATCCATCTGGTTATTACTCTTCCTCTTTAGATTTTATTCAAGCACTTGGCGGACCACACTCTGGCACTCTATATTCTTCTGGTAGTAATAAAGAGTCAAATTTAAAATTTGGAGGATTATCTGGCTCAACAGTTGAATTTTTCTTAAAAAAAGATCAACTTATTCCCAATGACAACTCTCAGTCAAGAAAGCAGGTCATTTTTGATTTAACAAATGGTGGCGTTTCTGGGTCTACAGATTATGGCCGCCTAAGGATTGAGTTGACATCCTCAAACCAAGACAGGTTTTTAGTTACTTTGATCTCTGGTACTACCGGATTTGTAACACAATCAGTCCCAACAACCGGCGGATTAGCTATTGCTAGCGGTTCTTTTCATCATTACGCCTTTGTTTTTAATACTTCTGGCTCTGCTCCAAGTATTGACTTTTATATGGATGGAATTTGTCACCAAACAAATATAACTGCTAGCGGATACGGTGGTCATCCTCTTGCTGGTAATGTACCATCGGCTGGTGGCGTCAAATCAGGATCCATGGGTGAAATAGAGGGAACTTTTATTGCTAGTATTGGCTCGCTTCAGGCGCCTGTAACAGGGGCTACCGGAACAACACCCGATAAAGGTTGGGGAAAACTATCTGCGTCAATAGATGAATTTAGGTTTTGGAAAACTGCTAGAACAGGAAAGGAAATAGGTAGTAATTGGTTTGCTGATGTTGATGGTGGAGCAGATGTTGATGATATAGATTTTAATCTTGGAGTTTATTATCGTTTTAACGAGGGGTCTACGGGAACTAGCAGCATAGACAAGGTTTACCTTGATTATGCTGGCAGGCTTTCAAATGCAACTCATGTTGGGTACAATTCATCAAATTCCAGACAAACTGGGTCTGCTATAAATGAGTTAAATATAAGTGATATTTTTGAAAACGCATCACCAGTTGTTAGGGCTGGTAATCTAAATTTTCAAAATATAAAATCAAACTTAGCTTTATCAGGCACACAATATGATTATAGAAACACTTCTTATATGGTTAACACACTTCCGTCTTGGATCTTAGAAGAAGATGAATCGATTGGTGGGGAACTTAGAAACCTTAATCAAATTCTAGGAAGCTATTTTGATACTTTATATAACCAGATAACGCAACTTCGTCAAGTTAAAGATTTAAGATATTTAAGTGGCACGCTAACAGGTAGTTCTAATGAGTTCCCGCACAATGATAGAATTTTAGAAAATTACGGACTTGAAATACCAGAATTGTTCGCAAATGCTACCGTCTTAGAGAGATATTTTAATCGATCTGAGGACAAGAATTTTGAACTAACTATAGAAAATATCAAAAACACAATTTACAAAAATATCTATAATAATTTATCTTATATTTACAAGTCCAAAGGAAACGAAAAATCGATAAGAAATCTAGTAAGATGTTATGGTATTGATGATAATGTCATAGCTCTTAATGTTTATGCTAATGAATTTTCTTACACTTTAGAAGAAAATTACAAACAAATTTCAAGCAATAAAAAATATGCTGATTTTTCTGGATTGACTAAAGCCACCAGTTCAGCAGCAACTTGTTATCAATTCTATGATTCAAGTAATCCAAACTCACACGGCTCAATCACTGGGTCTGATGGGATACTAGCGTCGCTTGGGCTCACTGCTCAGGCTGAATTTATTTTTCCAAATAGACAATCTTTTGATGAATCAAATGTTACATCTGTTAGTCAATCTTTTTATGTAAGTTCGTCGCTTTTTGGTTGGCACACTCCATCGAGCGGCACGCATGTCACAGATACAGGCATGCATGCTCAGACTTGGGCTGATGAAAATCCTGTAACTGCTGGTGTGTCAGACAAAGGATTTCAAGTTTATGCCGTAAAAACCAAGGCTGCTTATTCCGAAATAACAGATGATCCAAAAAAAGTAAAAGATGTTAGATTTATTGTTAAAGATAGGTTTGATAATACGATTATAACAAGTGCTGTTTTTCAGAATGTTTATGATAATCAAAAGTGGAATCTTTCTTTAACAATATCACCTGATAAATATCCATTTTCTGGAGCTATTGCAGGTATTAGTCCTGCAAATACAGGCGCATTGGGATCATACAAAATAGCTCTCTATGGGGTTAATTATGATTCTGGGATAAAAAGAAATTCATTCCATGAAATTCAAAACCTTGCGTACCAAACAGGATCCCAATCTTTAGCTCTTGATAAAAAATTCTATTTGGGAGCACATCGAACAAACTTTACAGGAGCATTGCTAACAGACTCAGATGTGAGAGCCAGTAGTCTTAGAGTATGGTCAACTATTCTACCGACAGGTACAATTGATTTACACGCTAGAGAGGTCGATAGTCATGGTACTTTACATCCTTTCCGCCAAGCGTATGAGTTTGTTTCGTCGTCTGAAGGTTCTTATCCAGACTTATTTATACCTGAAATAGAAACCTTAGCGCTAAACTGGGATTTTTCAAATGTTACTGGAAGTGACTCGACTGGAAGATTTATTGTTGCTGACATGTCCGCTGGCTCTTTACAGGGTATAGTTGCGGCGGATGCAACAATTACTACTACAGGTAATCCTGGCAACAACGAAACCTTCACTCTTACAGATGCCGCTGGATTAGCAGTTGGCTTTATTTTTAAAACTAGTGTCACGACCGTAGATGGCACTAAAGATGGAGACAATGTAATTATCGGCGTTAATGGTGCCTCAGGTTCCCCAGCGGCTGTAGGTGATAGAATCAGGGCAGCCATCAATGCATCCGATCTTGCAATGTCTGCCACAGAAACTGCCCCCGGCGCCATGACTCTTACACAGAGCGGTAGGGGAACCACTGGCAACACCACCATCGATATGTCTGGTGTTGCGACCACCACTGCAACCAGTTTTACAGGCGGAAGGGATTCATATGAATCATCTTATCAAGGGAAGTTGTTAAGTAATATAAACCTTAGACAGCATACAGGTCGAGGAGAATTTTTCCTGAATAGTTACGACCCAGTTATAAAGCAATATGTTGAAGCTAGCCAAAAGCAAGTCCCAGAATATGTTGCTAGTACTGATATGATAAGCATAGAAGATTCGGATGTACAGGTTTTTCAACCGACGATGCGTCCATCTAACTTTTATTATTCTTTAGAAAAAAGCATGTATCAAAGTATTTCTAGAAAAATGTTAGATATGTTTGCATCTATTGATGATTTTAATAATTTAATAGGCGACCCTGTTAACACTTTTAGGCCAAATTATAAGTCAATGGAAAAAATGAGAGAAATATTTTTCCGTAAAGTTAGTAACACTCCAGATTTAGAAAAATATATTAAATATTATAAATGGATAGATTCTTCAATAGGACAAGTAGTACAGCAATTATTTCCTGCGTCCTCAAAACACTCAGAGGAATTAAGAACTGTAGTTGAAAGTCATGTGTTAGAGAGAAATAAACATAAATATAGCTATCTTGGTAATAGGCAAGAAATGTTGTCTTTGGTGGATGATGGGATAGAGTCTCTCGTTGGCGGTGATCTTGGATACTCTAATAATAGCTCAAGTGCCCAAACTATTAGAGAAGAAAGAAGAAAAGGGTTAGATAAATCTGTTAGCTTAACAAGTTTTAGTCCAACTAATCAATTAGCCCCACAGTTTAAATTCTTGACTCCACCACTAGGAAATCTAGAAAAAGATAATACCGGTTTCTGGAGATACTCCGCAGATATTAATGACCCCGCCTCGCCTTTGTCGGCATCTAACAATATTAACGCCGATAGAATAAAAATACGAAATGCGGCAAGAAGCGAGGCACTTAGGGCTAAGACTGTTAACATATCTGGGTTTTATGGACAAGAAAAAACAGACAACAGAAGTTTGATTCAAAGAGAGTCAAAAGCTGCAAAACAAAACAATGTCTTCAATATTATTACAGATAATTATGAATCATTGGAAAACAACGAAGATCTAAAAAAAGTATTTCCAAGTCAAAAAAGAAAAGTTCCTTTTAGAGCAAACGCATATAATGGAGCAGACAACAGTGGCGATCTTATAGCACCTTTTAGTGTTTATGATGTTAGTGGGTCAGAAATAGTTGCTGGCTATATCACTCAATTACAAACTGCAACAACTAAAAATATTAATATAACCAATTTTCATGAAGATATTCCTGCTAGCTATCATAATGGTATGCCACTACAGGGACCATTTACTAAGCAACATGTCGGTGGGCTAATTGGTAGAAATGTTCCCGCTTTGCGTAAAAATATTTTGGCGCAAAATGTAAACAGATCAGAGGTCTTTTCTACGACTGTCATAAATCAGACCAGTTCTGTGGCATCAATCGTTCTCGATTCTGGAATTTCTAATCCTGCGACCGAACTTAACGACAAAACAATAACTTTAACTCTTGGTGGGGTTAGTTATTCTGCTGCTTTTAAGGGCGCAGTTAATGGATCTTCAACATCAAAAACTATCATTGGTGTTGCGGACGCTTTTGACGCTGATGACGCAGCAACGAATTTAGTAACAAGTTTGAATCTAGCTGCAACGGCTGATGGGTTGCCTTTGGTAGCTTCTATTAGCCTTGCTGGTGCAAATGTGATTACTGTATTCGGGACCAATACCGGGACCAGAGATAATAGTACATCTTTCGCCGGCTCAGCGTTTACTGGGGGCTCGCCCAAAGCAACTACTTCTGCCTTCGCCAATGGGAGTTCGTTCAGCATAAATTTAGCAACACATAAAACTGGAGACATACCAAAGGGTCATTATACTCGTAATAACATGGCAAAATCTCCGGTTAACATTGTAAATATAAAATCTTCAACCGGAAGTTTAGCTGCTGCAAATAATTCAGACAAAGGTATACAGTTGATTGGTAATTTTGACCAAAACTATGAGGTTGTGCATGGTTTTGGTCGTGAAAATGCAAACATCGATTTTATTTTTAACAATCGATTTTACACAGCTAGCAACCCAAGTGCTTTCTTAACTACGGCAGAGAGAAGAGAACAGGGTCTTAGTGGTTCCGCTGATTACTCTGCACCAAGACAAAGGGCAACAAAAAGAATTGGTAAAAGTATTATTGCTAGTAGGTTTGCGTCACCAGGTGGCAAAGAGGATTCAAAACAGCAATTTAGAGATATTGCAACAGATCAATTTTCCCCAAACAACGCTCTCCCATTTAGAAATATTTTTACCAGACGGGTCTTTAACTCACAATCAATGACCTTTACTGGTTGGGGCGGATTTAGGAATTCAGATGTAATTGGTATTTTACCAGCACCAACTATAATGGATCCTTTTATGGGGACAGATAATAACCAAGGGCCAAACGCACTTACAGAACTAAACCAAGGGTCAGGGTCATTTGCAGCAATACATAAAACACAAAGAAACCAGACCTCTAGATTTCAAATCTTAGCGAATTATCCAAATCACCTCCCTAATGTGGATGGCGGAGGTGATCCTGCAACAGATAATGGGGATGAGTTTAGAACATATAATACAGCCTCAAAGCATGATAATGACTATGTTCAGAGGCCGATACCTGCTGCTGATAGAATAAAGTGGTTTACTTTTTTAACAGGTGCTAATTTTACAAGAAATATTAATCAAGCCGGTGCCGGACTGAAAGACCAAGAAGTTGAGTGGACATTATCAGGCTCAAAATTCCCAGAGTCCATAACTATTATTAAAACGGATTATGCTAATACTAGTTCGCAAGATTTGACTAATAACTTACTTGGCTCATTTAGTTCTAATAACAGCAAAAGATATGATGCCATATCTAAGATCAATCCCCAGAGAACCACTTCTGTAATATATAATTATGATCCTTTTTACTCAAGAATTCAACCACCTGCGCCTTGGACTCAAACCAGAGTCGGTCAAACCACGATAGGGTCTTTTCATAGAAGACAGAATTTGTATGAAATACCACCAAAATCTGTTATTGCAGCCAAAGTTGACGGTATAAAAGATGCATCAAAAGAAAAAGAAATTTTTTCATCTGTAGTAAGGTCAGATATTGACCGTGGATTTTATAGCTCTGTTTCTTTGGGATTTTCTCCTGGTAATCTTGTTAATAGAAACATAGAGTTTAGACACTATAAAAGATTTAAGGAGCCCCCTGTAACTTCGAGGTATAAGCCTCTTGTCCATGTTATTGAGACACCTCTAGGAACTCCCGAGGACCTCAACAAAGAGGCTGTCACTGTTGATATTAAATACTCTTATGGCAATATTTTACAGGGTTTTGCAAATAGAGATTTAAATAAAGAAATACAAGGATCAAGAAGATATTCTTTAGGTCAAATAAAAAGACCATACGAAGTTATTTTAGACTATCGAAGAGATGGTGTTGAAGAATCAATCTCTGGGATAAATGAAATAAAATCTCTTGTATATGAGGAGTCAATTTTCCCCAAAGAAATCTATACTTACCTCTCAGGAACTAGAGCAAGGCTATCTTTTACGAATCAAAATTTTTGGCGCAATGATCATGTAACAGGATCTCAGAATATATCAACAGTTGTCGCAGCGCTTCTAGTTGGCGGCAAAGATGTGTCCGAAGCACTTACTTTTGAAAATCTTAAGAGAAACAACAGACAATCATCAAGAATGAAAGATAATTTTATAACCTCTCAGGGCACACTCATGATGAAGACAATGCAGCTTCCCTTTGAAAAAGGTGCGGAGGATTATGAGGCTTCAGATGGTGATGTATTGGGGTCTGGTTCTGTGTGGCCATTAGATTCGTTTATGTACTCAGATTATATGTTGACTGCTTTGACTGGTGGTGACGGCGCTGGCGAGCAAAGATTTGCCACTAATATGGCAAGCACTCTACCGGCTGGCGAACTTATGATGGTTCATTATGGAAGAGCATTTATGGGAGCAGCACCTCCAGCGTCTGGATCAAGCACTACTAGCGATGTTTGGACGAGTTCTAGTGTTAATTCAGCCCAATATGTTTATATACAGCCTTGTGTTTTTTCTGGTACTTTTGTATCATCAGGCGGCACATCTAGAGATATAAGAGTCACGGCATCGTATCCGGGTTGTCCCGCACTAGCACTACCACCTTGGACCGCAGGGACACGAAGAAGATTTGTTGATGGGATTAACAAAGGTCAAATAGCACCGGAAGGATATCCTTTTTATGACGATTATGATACCTGGAAAAAAGAAATACGAGCCATAGCAAAAGATTATGCAATTGTACCAGAATTTAGAATTAGTGAAAATCTTGAAGAATACAAGCAAAGAGGTTCTGTATTATCATTTGTTTCGTCCTCACTTGAATTGACTGGTGCATCAGATTCAAATTTTGACACCACCAATACAGAGTTTTTAGAAAGATATTCCACAACAGATGTTATGGAATATCTAAACCCATTTATGCAAGAAGGCAGTTATGATTTAGAAAACAACAAACACCCAAGACACTTGTCTCTGAAGTCAAATGCTGTTCTAAAACTTTTGCCCTATGATGGGTTTTATCCTGTTCTTCGAACGGTTCAGATAGCTCAGTTATTCTCTCAATCATATGGACCACACGCAGTTTATGGCGGTGAGTCTGCAAGTCACCCTGCAAGATGGAGAACTCTTCTCAGACCATTTTTTGCTCCTGGTCTTTTATATAACTCAATTAAGGGTGGTATAGCAGTTAGTCATCCTGTGAGAAGATATTTAGGAAAAACTGCTTTTAATGATGAAATTTCACAAGACAGTCAATACATTTCAGTCCGCATCGATGTGGATGGCGAAGGAACTGCTGACAAGTCGTTTGAGCCTTTGGCTGGTTGCCTGAGTGGGTCTCAAATCTCCGACCTTTCGAACCTTCCTGGCGGAAGAAGAAGGAGAAGAGAGGGTCCTAATGGAAACTATGATTTTACAATTTCTGGTGTGGAAAAAGCATTTTGGGCTGATTCAATTCCTTTTGAGGGGTTACTTAACCCATTAGATCATATTGGTCAAAGCAAAGAAGCATTGTTAACACACGATATAAATGTTTACTTAAGACATTTTGTGTCAGCGTCCGTGGGAACGAATGCAGCCGGTGCGGATAATCTCTATAGATTGGCTATGTCAAACTTTTTGGCTGCAACACCAGAATTTTTTCTGAAAAAGAAAAAAGAGGGTGGGTTTATGACCAAAATTGTTGCGGAACTTCCAGCGAGAAATGATTCGGCTTCGCCAAAGGGAAATGCACCCACCTCAGATACAGATCCAAGGACTGTTTTTGTTGATAAAAAGAAAGCTTATTTGATGGAGATTGTTATACGAAAAACAGATGGGTTTAACATGTATAATAACCCAGCAGCTTTTGGCATCCCAACTGCAACAGGGACAGGGGACTGGAATCTGGGCACTGCGCCTACAATAGATGGGCGTTCCTTTGGTAACGTCCCTATAGGTAAATCATGGCCGCAACACCGAGGAGAGTTTGCACCATTCACACCTCCATATTATTACGGTCCAAGCATTGCAAGGCTTACTTACTTCCCAGACGAATCAAAAAATGTAACATTGGATGAAATTTTAAATGGATCAGAGTTATATATTGAATATGTCAATGAGGATGGGTTTCACTATAATTTTTCAAGCGGATCATTTGCACTGCCAAATGGCAAAATAGTGCATACAACAGGTTCGACTGATCTAATTGATTTTGGTGCCAATGTAGCTTGGTTTAACAGGATGGATATAGATGAGAGTGTGGTAATTGATAACAGCTATCCAACTGACTTTGGAGCAGAATTCTCGCCGGCGAATAAAAATAGGTGGGTTATTATGCCTAAGTGGGAGTGCCCAGTTTTAGATTTCCCGAGACATGACCAGACATCAAGCATAAGTGGTCCAGATTTTACAGGGAGATATAACTTTTCATCCTCTGTAGATATGCAGTTGTTCTCAACTAGTTCTGCCACTAAAGGAATGTGGCATCAATATGGCGTTATGCCCGATGAAGGTCAAGGAATTTATCTTTACATTTCAGATATAGACGATAAAGCGACTGAGTTTAGAATGGCAAACGATGATCCGACCCGGAACTTTTCTTCATCAAATTCATATAGACTTATGAAAGTATTAAAATTGCCAGTTTTTGTTAAAGAGTCTAAGAGAGACATAGAATCTTTAGCAAAGCTCGTTGGGTTTAGTGAAAAGGACATTATGCCAGCGGGGCAGTTTTTACCAGACAAGGCAAAACGACTTGGAGAATTAGCAGGAGATGGTGAAAAAATATTATCAGAAGCCATTTTAGCAATACCTTACTATTATGATACTGACTCACAAAGTGTATCTTTTGTAAACCTTCAAGCCGATGCAAATAAGCTAGGACCAAAAATAAAAGAATTTAGAAGGGTGTTTTCAAATTACTCTTTGCCTCCTGCATTGCGAAAAGCACTGCGTGGACTTTTGCCTCCTGATTATCCAAATATTCCTAATTTTATTAATCCGTTTGGTGAGGATGAGTTAGATGAAGTCCTAACGGGAACAGATCTAGCGAAAGTTCCGGTTGTTTATTTATTAGAACATAAAGTTTCTTTATCAAGACAAGATTTAGCAGACATATGGCAGGGTATTATGCCTGATGTTGGAAGAGGTGCAGAACTTTCTGTTTCCTCTATAGATCATTACATGCCTGGAAAGGCTACTATAGCAGGTAAAAGACCAATATTCGATGAAGTGTTACAAAAACAGATTGATCTGGGTATAGAAAGAGATGGGTTTCCAAGAGTTGATTTATTGGACACAACTCCGTTCCCAAATAAAAATGGATTCACACCAGATATTAGGTGGCTAGTCTTTAAAGTTAAAAAGCGAGGTAAAACAAACTACACCTCAATGATTCTAAGTGAAATTAATGGTGGTGATGACAAAACTTCTTTTTCTTCAATCTATGGTTATTTAGCTGATGGATTACCAAGCGCACAAAAAGAAGAACTTCTGAAGAGAAAAGATGAGTTTACTAAAGGGCTTTACCACTCTGATATTTTGGGACAAGGCAGAAACACCTTTAATTGGCCTTACGATTATTTTTCTCTTGTTGAGATGACTAAGTTAACTGCTAAAGTTGGCTTTCGACCGGATCTAGAAAACGCAGAAGTTGGTGAAGACGCCCAAGAAACACTTCGTAAAAAAGCGGCTTCAAAAATAGCAAAATCTTTAAAACTAGACCCAAATATGATCGGCAGACAAAAGAACATAGGAACACCATCGTCATCAACAAAAGCTTCCACACCAGTTGAAGATGTAGTTATTGACCAAGCAACAGCTACAGCGGTAAGTGATTCTGTTAATATTGCAGGAAATATAACTCAAGCTGGATTTGCTGCTCCTCCTTTTGCAGCACCGCAGGTTACTTTGTCTCAAGATGCCTTAGCAAATGTTCAAATAAACCGTAGTGCTATTGCTAGTAATGTAGCTGGTCAAACATCTACATTGTCAAATGTTAGTATTAACAGAGCGAGAGTATCTAGCGGGACTAGATTTACTGGCGGTGGCGGCGGTGGATTTACTGGCGGTGGCGGCGGTGGATTTACTGGCGGTGGCGGCGGTGGTGGCTATTAATAAAAGGTAATAATTTTATTGTAGAGTATTTATTGTATGGTATTATTTTTAGACAAAAAAGAGCAAGTGATTGAGTTCCAATTAACCAACTACGGGAAGCATTTATTTTCTCAGGGCAAATTGGACCCAAAATTTTACTCCTTTTATGATGATGATATTCTTTACGATTCAAATTATCAGACAGGGACAATTGATGGATCGGTAACATCTCCTATTTTTTCTGAGCAGCAAAATGCTATAGTTGATAGAATTAAAGATACACAAAGAATAGGATTAACTACAGACTTTATAGGGTTTTTAACAAATAATCAGATTGGCGAAGTGTCAATTGGAACTTTATCTAATGAGTTTAATCAATCTAATCAAGGGGCACAGGGAAACGGACCTTTTACTTCAGATGGCGAACAACAACCTAGAGGTAATCCCATTTATATGGAGAAGTTTCAAAAACCCATAGGATCGAATGACCCTTTTAAGGACTTTGCCCCGGCTTGGTCTGTTAGGTCTATCTCTGGTAGTAAACAATTATCTGGAGATTATAGTTATTCCATAGGGGGTATGCCAAAATTAACTGCTAGTTTGGATTTGCAATATTTAACGAGACAAGAAGAGGCATTTGATGATGAATCAGGAGAACCAGTTCAAAGAGATGTGTTTAGTCTCATAAAGAATGAAAGATTAATTTTAGATGTCGAGGAATTAAATTCAGTATTTAAAGAGCGTGGTAATTTTGATATTGAGGTTTATAAATTATCGTCCGGCGGGGATGAAAAAGCAGAAAAATTACATTTTATTAATGACTTATCTCCAGCAGCTAGTGACCTAAAAATTCAAACTGATTTTTATTCTTTTGCAGATCAAATTTTTGGCACGGAAGAAGAGATAGAAGATTACTTTGCAACCTTAGACAGTAGTTATGTTGAATATTATTTATCAATAAGAGTAGATGACGAAATAGATGAGCCTTTACCATTAGGAGGTAGCTTATATTCTACCAGGAGATCTACACCGCCAGAGGATCCTTGCTAATGATTGATAATAGATTTCCAGCACCAGCTTTTATAAATCCACCCGTAAGTTTTTTAGGTGCTACAAATAGATATTTATCTGCTGTTGCACCAACTGCTATTATAAAGTCTTTTACTTTATATAACAATAATGATGTTAGTCCCGTGTTAAAATCAAATATGGAGTTTTACAATATATCAACAGATTTTTCCATACCAGAGAATAATTGGTATCTAAACCCTGATGTTCTGCCGCAGTTAAGAGTACGTACTATTATTTCTTTAAGTGCAAAAACAAGTAATATTTTAGATTTTTTAGTCCAGAGATTTAACGAGTTTCAAGCAAGAAGAATGAAAATATTTGGCAATGAAAATGCTCCTGTTCTACTTGAATCGTTAACTTTAGCCGTAGAACAAGCTTTAGCAAGAGGGGGAGAATCTGATGCAATTTTTCAATTAGAGTTGTTTGATGCTATTCTTTCTTCTGATGGTCCCTTTAATGGAGTTGAATTAACTAGAAAAATAAAAAATTCAACTATTCCATATCTTGATTATAGTAGCCTTGAAGATAATATTATTAATGATGTTATAGTTCATGATACTCCTTTGGAAAATTTTATTCTATTCGATAAAGAAAATAATGTAATTACTAAGCCATTAGATAGTGTTCCTAGTCAAGCTGGGGCATTACCAAACAGAGATGCCTACAATGCAGAAATTGTTTCCTCTAAAGGTTTTCAAATTAAATTGTCTGAAATCGGTATAGAAAGCTTTACTAATCAAAATATTTCTGTTTATTCTTTTTGTTATTATGATTATGAGGCTTTCCTAGAAAGATATGACTCAATATTATCTTTACCGATTACATCAGACACTTCTGTAATTCAAACTGGAATAGGTTTCATAGATTCAAAAACTTTTTTTGGTGACAAAGTAGAGTATGAAAACCAAGCTGGAGATATTCTTGTAGGACCAACAATAGCAAGAATTTTAGAAGATCCAGATTCCACAATATTTTCAGATGTTAGGGATGATCAATATATAACTCCTGAAAATTTAAGAAATAAATTGCAAGACACTTTTTATTCTACTATGGTTGGTGCTATCGGTATAGAAAAAACAATATCACAAATAATGCAATCTGAAAACTATTTTTCTGATTTATGGATATGCAAAGATCAGTCCGAGAATACAAGATACTCTTTTGCTTTTGACATAGCTGCATTTTTAGCGGAGAATAGTCCCTTTCCTTTTTTGTATGTTAGTCAAGGAACGGCTAGTGAGTTATTGAATGGTGGCACATTTATTGAATTTGGAGAAGCGTCAAAAATTGTATCATTAAGGTTTAAAAAACGAAGAATAGAAAAAAACTCTTTTGTTTCAACTAACGATCTTTCAGTTGAGACATCAAAGAGATTTAAGGATGATCGTTTGGGATTTGAAAAATATATTGGAGAGCCTATAGAAATAAGAAATTTATTTCTTGCCGAGGGACAAACAAATAACATTAAATTATATGAAGGTTTATATCTTAATGGGGAGGAGAGAAGAACACAAGCTGATGTTGATTGTCAGTATGGTGTTGATGTGCTTGTTCACGACTCGTCGCTAGTGTTTTTAACAAGGGTTCAGACAGCATTTAATACAGCGGAACAAAAAATTAGAAACATTTATGAATCTATTATTACATCTCCGCCTGGCGATGGTATTTATAATAAAAACTCAAGATCATTAACAACACCTTTATTAAACATACCTTTTGAGTCACTGAATGCACAAGAATTCATAGATAGTGTCATTGATTTTTATGTTTTATCCCTTGATAATTTCGGAGTTATAAGGTCTGAAACTTTAGAAATTTTTAAAACAAATATAAAAGCTAGAATTTCTACAGGGGATGTGGAAGCTATTAAAAACCTAGCAGATATTATCCGTACTTTTTCAAATGAACTTAATTCTTTACTTAGGTCTTATTATCCAACAAATACAAAAGTAGATGGCAGTGTGCAAGAGTCCAAAATTGAAACGTCTAGGACTAGTAAAAATCTTTTAATAACAAAAGAACATTACTTTAAAGAGACTAGTGATTATGGAAAGCATTATGGTTCTGGTTATTCATACTTAACTAACAATCAACCAAGTAATATTTCGTCTTTAATTGGTCTTTCTAGGTTATCGAAAAATAGTCATTTAGCAAGAGCATCGACAGAGTTTTCAAAATACTTTAACACTGAAGGGTCAAGTTCTCCTAATGCATTATCTTTTGGTTATGCCGATTCATCTATTAGTTACTATTCCCCACTTCAGATAAATATTTTCGGCAAAGATGGATTAAATCAAACTGCTCTGAAAATAGAAAATGAAAATGCAGTTGACTATGATTTTAATAATTATGCAGAGCTTCTTTTGGATATTTTAAATCTTAACAAAAATAAACTCCCTTTTCATAACTTAAATCATAATGACATTGGTAGTAGTTTAGAGGAATCTTTGATAAAAAAATCAAATAATTTATTTCATATGATTTCTTGTAATATTTCCGATCAGGCAAAGTCTCATTTTGAAGAATTAACTTCTAAAAATATAAATGATGACATGACAACAACTGTGGACAGAAAAAATAAACCTAAAGATGCCCCAGGAGTGGGCTCAACTTTGCTAGGCGGGGAAAAAGACCAAAGCACAAACAAGTCCGCACAGGCTTCAGCCTCAACTGAAAGTGTGGTCAAAGAACTAGAGGATGCCTTAGTTAGGGATAATTTTAGTAATTTAACTAAAGAAGATGAGACTGAACAATTAGCTACAAAAAAGAAAAACTTACCGACAAAGATTGTGTTTAACATCATTGGAGAATTGCTAGTTAATGGCGGTATTAATGAGACAAACAATGAAAGGTATCAAGACATTAAATTTAACTCTCTTACAATGTTAGCTAGCATGCTCGGTGCAAATTCTCAGAACATTGAAGATTTGCTTTCCTCTCCTGAAATTTCTCAAATGCCAAACCAATTAAAATCTATGATTGTTATATCAACGATGAACCAAGGGCTATCTCTAGGTAATGGTTTTGATGCTGTACGCCCTAAATTAAAAGATAAGCTAGAAATAACCGGGGATAAATATATCTCTGCTGTTTTTAATGATCTTGAATATCCTCCTTACGAGAGAACAGGAGATCCAATGAAAACATATGCTAAAATGCTAGCTTTTTGGATGAATTATAAACAATTAGTTTGTGTAGAATATTTAGCAGGATTTTCATCTGTTAGCCAGAATGCAGTTTCAAGATACTATCTTCAAAAGCAAGGTGATGACGAATATTATTATAAAACCAAAAGACCAATATGGAAAAAATTTACTCAAACTTTTTATGAAAATAATATTGATAAAAAGTTTTTATGCAGATTAAGACCAATAAGTGACCTAGATTTTTCTTTTTCTGAGGATTTTATTAATAAATTTAGTTCGAACTCTTTTATAAGCAAAGGTGAAATATTTGATTTACCTATTTACAACAAATATTTTTTGCTGAATGGTAACACTGGAGACTAAAATGCCTAAGAACTATGAATTTGGAAACGAGGCTAATGGCGATAATAGAACTCGGCGGGAGAAGGATGGAGCCGGACAAGAAAACCCCAACCAGGAGCAGGATCCAGAACTGGTGCTTTCCCGATTTATTGAAGGGCTTAAAAACCCAGAGGTTGGTTTATTGCCCTTTGTTGAACAGTACTTGTTTTTTCTAAGAAATGATGATCCGAACAATCAGGAAGTCGCTTTACTTCAAGATGCAACTGCTTTTTTTGCTAACAATCCTAGGGTTGAATTTGCTGATCTTCCGGACGAACTCGTTCGGGCGCTTAGAAAATTTATCAATAAAGCACTAGAGTTCAGAGATGAAGAGAGATTTGAAAGAGATAGAGAAGCCGCCAGAAGAATAATAAATAGCGGGGGGCGAAATTTTGTTGCTGTCTCCCTTCAGGGCGGCGACCAGAGCGATAGCCGCCTAGGTAGAATAGCTGAACTATCTCGCAGCGGAATGATTTTGTTTGAGAATACCCCATTAGAGGACCTCACCGATGAACAGCTAGAAAGAGCTATAAATCGCCTGCGTAGACAGAGAGAAGAGGCACGAGAGCAAAGACGCCAACGACAAAGAGAAGCGAGGCTGTTCCCAGACCCGCCCCCCGGACCAGGGGACAGGAAAAGAATAATAGAAATAAAAAGACCAATTTCAAATGACTCGTTAGATCCGATTTTAAGATATTATTATTTAAACAATATTCCGACGGAAATCCGCTCGGCAGCCACCGACGACCCAATCCTCGACCGAGCTAACTTAGGAATAAACTTAGATATTGTACCTCAGATCCTTAAAAAAGTTCAAGCTACTAATTTTGCTAATTCAGTTTTTGTTACCGACAATAGATCTATATCAAGTGATGTTATTGATTGGTCTTTAGGGGGGTACGCTCAGATCGAAAATGGCGACCGAACATATTCGGAAGTTCGTAATGATGAATCTCGACTTTTGAAATGGAAATCTAGTTTTTTTGAAAGCGAAGCTTTAGACCCTGATGACGAAGAGTTCTATCGTAACGATAATCCAAACCGGGACCGGGAGGCTTCAGAGAGATTTTTGTTTCAAAGCTCAGAGGGAGGCGATTTCGGACAAGTACAATCATTTAATTTACCAGCTAGAATAACTGAGCTAGCTGAGCAAGCTCTTCCTCGTCCAGTAAATTATACCGATGGCGTAATCTCAGAAGGGGCGAATATTCGCCAACTTCTTGAGCAATCATTTACTATTCCCGGCACGGGTCAGGTTCCTGATCCCATTTCAGCCACCGCACTGCGAAGAATGACTAGAATGGTCGCTATAGTTCGTTCAGCCGACACATTTAACATCGGAGCATTTATACGAGATGTTAATCGAGATCAGCACAATGGCGACCCAGAAATTAGTCTGCCTTTAAACGGATTTGAGTTTTATGAAATTTTGAGAGATTTTCATCAAGTTGTGTCTAATTCGGTAAAAGACCAAATGCTAGCTTTTGCAGGACTCCCTGAGGGCGTTGCTAGAGGAATAAGTAAAGGATTTTTTAAATCATTTAGTTTTTATAACTTTAGAGGATATACTGGTATAGCTAGAGATTTTTATGGGAACAAAGTAGCTAACTCCGATGGTAACTTTGGTGGGACGGTGTTTGGATATATAACTCCAGAATACAACTATTTCAATGAGAAATATGAACTAGCAACAGCAGGTTCTAGTGTACCACATGCTTTATTGCCAAATTTTTACACATATATAATTGCATCAGATTCCGAATTGCCAGAACAGCCAGATGATGGTTCTGTTGACTTTTTAGGCGGGAAAAGGCAATCCACTGTTAGGGGTCAATCAATACAACAAATAACTTTAGGAGAGTTTTCAGATAATCTTTTGCCGAGTCTCAATAATGCAGACATATCGGAATATCTGAGTACTTACGCTGAAAAAGTTGGTTCTGGTGTTGTAACATCCTTAGGTTCACAACTTAACAAACTATACAGGAATGTAGGTGTCCCTGCCGGAGAGATAGATATATTTGATCGTCTTAATGCTAGGTCTGCATTGTTTCCGATGGCGATTAAAATTGGTGTACCGACATCTCCAATAGGCCCAATAGGGGCGCTAATTGAACAGACCGGCACAAGCACTTCTCTTATGAACATTTTAGTTGGAACATCAACGGTTTCTGAAGAGTTTATATTTAAGTGCAATGCGTATCGAGCACCTGTATCGCAAGAAGATCCTTTTGCAATTGAATTGCCAGAGAATGGAGTGCAGGTAGCTAATTTAGCTATTAGAAAAAGAACCGCTATATATGATTTTAATACCTGGATAGAGAGTGTACAAGGCGCAAGAGATGATATTGCCGCTATACAAACTCGTGGCAATTCCTATAGAGCGGGCGGCGAAAGAATGCCAGATGAGATTATAACTTTATCTGATCAGCAATTTATAGATAATTTAAAAACAGCAGTTCAAGAAAAAGCAGAAGAAGTGACATTGAGTTACTCTAACCTTCTTCAGTCAGATTACAGATCTACATATTGCCATAGCGAAACATTCATGTATAAATTAAGAAAATTTACGACTACGACGGCTGGAGAAAATCCAAACTTAGTAGGGGAATTTTATTTTCCGAATACACAACTGTCAAAAATTATAGAATATGTGGACACTCAGGTTAAGTATGAGCAAACATATCAATATGAATTAGTTGGCTATGAAATTGTTTTCGGATCAGAGTTTAGATTCAGAACTGTGGCTTATCAGCCCGATATCAATCGCCGCTTAGCCGTCCCGCCCACTGCACAAAACATTGGACCTGTGTTTTATAGGTTTAATGTAGAGACATTGCCAGATATTAAAGTCATAGAATATCCAATTTTTTCTAAGGAGTGGAACGAACAAAACATCTTAGGCGATGATTTTGGCGGTGGTGTTTCGTATCCAATTACAAGAATTTTAGATCGCCCACCTATTCCCCCTAATGTTTTTATAAGCCCATATAAGGATAATTATAGACAAATTTTAATGAATTTTCAATCCATGAGTGATGATGTTGTTCAAAAATATATATTTTTGTCGGAGGAAGAGCAAGAAAAGTTTCATAATATTTCTAAAACACAAAAAAGATTAACAAATTTTGCTCTTGAGGCGGGACATGTCAGATTTAAAAATGAGTCAGTAGAAGAAATTAAAGAAATTCAAATATTTAGGACTCAAAATATGGAACCATCTTTTGATTTAGAACAATCACTTTATAATAATTTTAAAGATAGGCTTTACAAAACATTGCCCTCCGACCAAGGATTGGATATAGTTGATACACTTATACCTAATCAAAAATACTATTATATGTTTAGGACCGTAGATAGGCACGATCAAGTGTCAAATCCCTCAGAAATATATGAGGTGCTTTTATCATACTCTGAGGGAGTATTTATACCAAAAATAAAACTTTTTAATCCAGAGGAAAACTTAGTCACAAACTCTGTCCCATCTAAAAGAATGGCTCGTTTCATAGAAATAAAATCATCTGATATACAGAGTCTAACTTATAACGAGCGAGATCAAAGCGGACAACTCTTGAGATCTAGAAAGGGGCTGATAGAGGATCAAGATAATCGACTTACTGAGTCTAAGTTTTTAGTTAGGTTAGTGTCCAGAGATACAGGAAGAAAAATAAATATAGTTGTTGATTTTAGAGAAAGATAAAATATGGTTAGAACCCAGAAATCCAATTTTATTCAAAAATACATACAAATTACCATTTGCAGACTAATTAAGATATGTTAAGTCTGTACAATACAGCGGAGATATAAAATGGCATTTTTAGATAACAGCGGCGACATAATTTTAGACGCAGTGTTAACTGACACAGGAAGAAAAAGACTAGCGGCAGGTGATGGCAGTTTTAGAATAACAAAATTTGCCCTCGGAGATGATGAAATAGACTATAATTTATACAACCTTAATCATCCTAGCGGCTCAGCTTTTTATGATCTTAATATTTTACAAAGCCCTATCTTAGAAGCATTTACAAATAACACATCCGTATTAAAATCTAAACTTGTAAGTTTCGCAAGAGCAGATTTACTCTACTTGCCAGTTATAAAGTTAAATGATAAAAAGTTTCCAACTATTGATTTGGCTTCAGGTATTACTGATACTGATATTCCAGGCGGTGGTTATATTATAACAGCAGATCATGGAACATCAAATCTTAACAATAGTTCTTATACCGCCAATTCTCTTTTAACACAAGCAGATGCTGATGGAGTTATTAGAGGTAGGGCGCCATTTTCTAATGTGTCTAGACCAATAATAGTAGATCAAGGTCTTGACACTCCTGACTTATCTGCTGGGAAGTTAAAAAATGGAGACCCGCTAAAAGAAACCCAGTATTTGGTTGAGGTTGATTTTCGTTTCGTTCGACTTTCAACGCCTGCTGCCCCTGGTGTCCAAGCCAGTCCCTCTTTTGTTGATGATGACGATATTGCAACTTATTACTTTTCATTAAATTCTAACTCAGAATATTTTGCAGCCCCAGATGGCAGTGCGCCTAAAGACATACCTGCTTATCAATTAGATAATAATAATGAAGAAAATGCAGATAAATTAAGTGTTATTGGTGACGCTGCCACAACAGGAAGATATGGAACAAGGTTTGCTATTCAACTTTTAGCAAGCGACGATGTTGCAACTAGTAATACTTTATTTTCAAAACTTGGCGGCACAACTAGCAGCGACTATTTAGGAAGCGGCGCTCAATTTAGATTCATCGATACTGTGGTAAGAGTTACAGGGTTTACAACTGGTTTCCGTGTTGACATACCGCTAAGATTAATCAAGAAAATATAAGGTAAGGTATTAAGCATGGCTACATCTTTTAAATCACTTTTAAACCAAGACATACAGAGTACAAGAACAAAACTTCATGAAGCGATTCCAATTACTGGAACAATTGTATCTGGTACTTATAGTGATCTAAACATTAAAAACTATTCCCATGGGATATTTCAATCTGTTTTTGACTATCCTTTTTTAAGCTCTTCGGCCAATCATATCCTTGACATTACGCTTGGGTATGCTTCATCGTCAGTGTTTTCTGGGTCTGATAGAACTCAAAATGCACAAAAAATACAGATCTATAACCAAATGGCACAAGTTCTTGTAGGACATGATGCTACTGGTAGTATCAGAAACTTTGACGAAGACGGAAACCTTTCGTCTGGTGCTAAGATGAGAGAGTGTTATTTCGTAAACTTTGCCAGACTTTTAACAAAAGATGAAATTCAAAAAGGAACTTTTAGTTTAACTTTAGGTGTTAATCCAACTGGCAACACTGGCGATAGAATTGATAGAACTATTACAATTACAGATGGTAGTGGATCAAACGGATTTAAAACAAACTCACCAGCAGGAGAATATGGAATTCTGTTTGTTACCGGCAATAGTAAGACCGGACATGGATCCAGTCTAGCCACAGATTTCGGAGCGAACTTTGGCGCTGGTATACCTTGTGGTCTTCTATACTATCAAGCCGGCATTGCTGTTTTAACATCCTCTATATTTAAAGCTGCCGCCAGTGGTGGACTGCTGAATAACCAAGTTGTTGGTGGTGTGGGAACAGTGTTTGAAGTAGGGACTACTCAAAATGCTGGCAAGATCATATTAAACAGCGGATCAAACTTTGGTATGCAAGATATTTTGTTTAGCTCCTCGATATCTGGTGCTTCTGATGGACTTAGAAATAGAATTCAAAACTTGTCGTTTAATAACACAACTGAACTAAATTCAACAATTTATATGTGTCGTGCAAACGCTAATGATTTTAATTATTCAAGTAATCCAACTTATGTATCTTCTAGCAAAATAAGAGTTAAAGATGTTAGGGGTGATCAGCCGATATCTTACATTACAACGGTTGGACTTTTCTCCCCAGACAATGAGCTTTTAGCAGTAGCAAAACTGAGCGAACCGCTAAAGAAAACACCAGCGAATGAATTTACTTTAAGAGTTCGGTTAGATTATTAACGGTGGTTTGTGATGGCTTACCTTCACGAATTTTCTAGCGATTCTATATTTCGCAACAGTATAAAAACAGAGCCAAAAGTTGCTGTGTCTATGTACAGTGGATCTATGTTTGTAAACAAGCAGAGGTTTGACGGGATAAATTCTTCATCTGCGGAGGGTATGGTAACTCCTGTTCCGACCGGCTCAGTGAGTTTATTTGAGCTTAATGTTGGTACCGCACGGGCTGGTGACGGTTTTTTGATTAGACCATTTGTTGTAAAAGATGGCACTAATTTTTCTTTTAAAAACATATCCCGTGGTGCTTATAATGAAGCAGATAACGGAACTATTCTTTTTGGTAAATATCCTTTAACATCGAGCATTGCCAGGGAATTTATCCCCTCAAAAGGTGCAACTCCAAGCGCAGATACTCTCCGTGGTCGGCGATCCTTCACCAAACCCTTTATTACAAATGCTGATTCTTACGATGGTGCTGGTGGACTTTTATTTTTTGAAACAAGAAAGAGGATTGTAGCCCTCAGGAACACATTAGAATTTTATAAAAATTATTCTAATACTTTTGGCTATACAGGCAGCTATGAAACCGCATCAGTAAATCTTATAAGTATACCCTCTATTTTTTATGGATCCGGTATAAAAAGAGGGTCAGTTAGTCTTAAGTTTTATATAACTGGAACTTTAATCGATGAGGCGCAAGATATTAGACATAATGGCGAGCTTATATCAATAACTACGACATCACCTGTAAGTGGACAAGTTGTTGGAAATATACTTTATAACGAAGGATTTGTACTGTTAACGGGTACAACAGATATAGGCACAGTAGACGAGGTTGGTGGCTTTGGCGGTGATACTTATGAATTTGATGGAACTCACAGGTTGCCAAAATGGATTTATTTTGGCGCATTTGCTTCCGGCACGATGGCAAATGCGGCACCTAGTGCTAGTTTGTATGAGATGTCATTCAGGGGCACTAATGAGGTTCCAGTTTTGACAATGTTTGCCGAAGCTGAAGCTGGAGATTTAAATTCATCTCAGAATCCAACTTGGGTTTCCTCATCAATGAAAGGTTGGACTGATAAAGCTAATAAAAAAGTCAAATATGATAGAGGTTCATTCAGAGAGCCAGAATTTTTAGAGATAAAAAATACATCTCAAAATAATTTTTGTTTGTCAGAAGAGGAATTTGAAAAACAAGTTTTTATTAGTAAAATTGGTATATTTGATAAAGACAAAAATCTTATAGGAATAGCAAAATTAGCAAACCCAGTACTAAAAAAAGAATCAGATGATTTTACATTTAAATTAAAGATGGATTTTTGATATAATAAAGAATGATTTTAGGATTAGACATTTCAACTACTATGGTTGGAGTCGCTATCATAGACCCAGGTTCGAGAAATCTTGTTTTTTGCGAGGGCTGGGATTTATCAAAGTGCGATACCTTGTTTGATAAGGCAGAACTTGTTGGTGCTAATCTTTATACTCTGCGATCTGATTTTAACATAACAAATGTTTTCGTAGAAACTGCCTTGAAAAAGTTTTTGCCTGGAAAATCTAGAGCGGACACAATAATAAAATTAGCAAAATTTAACGGTATAGCTTCTTGGATATGCTTTGAGTGTTTTGGTTTTCCTCCAACATACATCAATGTCAACACCGCACGGACACTTTACGGTCTTTCATTTCCACGAGGCACCAAGGGCCCGCAAAGAAAAAAAATGGTTATTGAGGCGGTCATCGAAAGAGAAAAAACATCATTTAAGTACGAGATGGCTCGTGGCAACAAAAACTATAAGAAAGGCACTGACGACAAGGCAGACGCCGTTGTTATAGCTCGTGCTGGCGAATTCTTATTAAGAAACAAAAACAACAAAGGATTCCTAACGGAAAAAATTGTTTTAGTTGATTAGCGAACTATTTAAGACATGGAATTAAATACTAATATTATTAGAGCTATGATAAAAGAAGAGATACAACGATCTCTTTTGTTGGAACTGAGTTCGGAAGAAGAAGATGCTACTGGTTCCATAGTCGGAATACTCTCCGCATTGCTCCAGAAAAGGTCTAATGCGAATCTGGATGCCGTCATGGACGCCGCACAGCGACAACTTAAGGCTGCATCTGCTGCATCTACTGCGGCGGCTGGTAACAGAAAAGATATAAATGAGATGGGTTGCCCGAGTGATACACACATGCAATCAATAGACATGGGAGTAGATCACCATGATGACGATCATGAAGGCAATATGGCAAAACGCCAGATGTTTAAAACAGCCCAATACGCTGTAGAAATTTTTGATAACATTAGCGATGACGACGAGTTTCCAGCATGGATTCAAAGCAAGATGACAAAGATAGCAGATTACATCAGCGTAGTCAAGCACTATCTTGAATACGATCATGTTATGGGAGAGAAGCTTGATAAGGACGCCACAGCAGGCGATTATGTCAAGGACTTCCGCAAATCAAAAGCCCCACAGTTCAAGGGCAAATCAAAAAAGAAAAAACAAGAAATGGCTATAGCAGCATATCTTGACGCACAAGAAGACAAATAAACTTCTTGACTTACTAACAACCTGTGCTAATATAGTCATGCGGGAGGAGACCGTTATGGACTATCAAGTCTTTAGTGATATGGACGGCGTGCTTGTCAACTTTGAAGGCGGCGTTCTAGAGCACATGAATGAGAGGTTCCAAGAGATTGCTAACAATCAGGAAGAGTACAAAGCCCTGCGTGGCTCTGGCAGTTCTGATTACAAGCTCTACAAGCTTGCCCGAGCGGCAGCCAGAGAACTTGGCGGCTGGGATGTAGAAATCAACAAGTGGCACATCGCCCGCTCTGACCAAGAGGGAAGCCTTGGGCGTAACAAGCGAATCCGAGACTTGATGTACCGACTTGTTGAAGA